GGTGTATTCAAACCGCGGCTTTTTTCTAGCGGGAGGGCCGAAACCCGCTTAAAAGTGCTGCAGCGCAGTCGCAGTGTCCCCCTCCCCTTGGTTCTTTTAAGGGGGATCGGTAGCCTTTAACTTAAAGGAGGATCCGGCTAAAGAATGCCCCTGGTCACCAAGAGTGCCTACGCCCGCTTGCGTGGTTGCAGCCCGGCGGCGGTAACCACTGCGATCAAGTCGGGTCGGATCAAAGCGGCCGTGGTGACCAGTAACGGCAAAGAGCTGCTGGACTTTGACAAGGCAAACGACCTCTGGACCCGCAACACCCAGCAGCAACCGCCATCAACGCAGGCTCCCTCCGCACCATTGAATCCGCCGGCTGATCGAGACTTGCGGGCCTTTATCGAAGGGCTGCCGGAAGACGAGATTCCTGATCTGAACTGGAGCCGTGCCAGGCGCGAGCACTACAGCGCCGAGCGGGAGAAGATCGGAGCGCTGAAGGATCGGGATGAGGTCACCGTGCGATCAGAGACGAGGGCCGAAGCGTTCGCCTGCGCGCGTGCGGTGCGTGATGCGCTGCTGAGCCTGGCTGATCGACTGGCGCCGATGCTGGCCGCCACCACCGACGCGCGCGAGTGCCATCGGCTGCTGACGGAAGAGCACCGGATCGCGCTGCGGGGCCTGGCCGATGGCTGACGCAGCGACGGTCTACCGGCAGGCATTCCGCGAGGGCCTGATGCCCCCGGCCGCTATGACCGTGAGCGAGTGGGCCGACGAGCACCGCATCCTCAGCGGCAAGGGTTCAGCCGAGAAGGGCCCGTGGCGCACCAGCCGGACCCCGTACCTGCGCGAGCCGATGGACTGCCTGAGCCAGAGCAGCCCCACGCGCCGGGTGGTGCTGATGTTTGGCAGCCAGATGGGCAAGACGGAGGTCATTCTCAACGCCCTGGGCGCCGTGATCGAGCTATGGCCTGCGCCTGTGCTGCTGGTGCAGCCAACGCTCGACATGGCCAAGCGCCTGAACCGCCAGCGCCTGGAGCCGTTGCTAAGGGAGACGCCGGCACTGGCCGAGCGGATCGCGCCAGCGCGCAGCAGGGACAGCGGCAACACGATGTTCCTGAAGGAGTTCACCGGCGGCATGTATGTGCTGACCGGGGCCAACAGCGCCAGCGGCCTGCAGTCCATGCCGGCCGCTTACCTGTTCGCCGACGAGGTGAGCAGCTACCCGCTCGAGGCCGACGACAAGGGCGACCCGCTGGAGAACGCCGAGGCCCGAACCCGGACCTTCCCCATGGGGAAGGTGCTGATCACCTCCACCCCAGGCACGCGCGGCGCCTGCCGGATCACCGAGGAGTTTGAGAAGCGATCGGACCAGCGCCGCTACGCCGCATTCATGCCGTGCTGCGGCGCCCATGAGGTGTTGCGCTGGCGGGAGCACATGGTGTGGGATCGGCCTGATGGTGAGGTGTTCTGCCAGTGCCCAGCTTGCGGTGAGCGGATCGCGCAGCACCATAAGACCACCATGCTGGCCGGCGCCGAGTGGCGCGCGCATGCTGTTGGCGATGGCCAGACCGCTGGCTTCCACCTGCCCAGCTGGTACGCCCCGGCTGGATGGACGCCATGGGAGCAGATCCGCGACGACTTCCTGCGGGCCAAGGGCGATCCGCTGCTGCTGAAGGGCTGGGTCAACAAGCACGCCGCCGAGGCGTGGGAAGATGAGGCGGTGTCGCGCGTCAATGCCGACGGCCTGATGGAGCGCGCCGCCAAAGAGCCCTACCCGACCGGCCACTGCCCTGCCGGCGTGCTGCTGCTGCTGGCGTCCGTTGACGTTCAAGACACCTGGCTGGAGATCAAGGTCAAGGGCTACGGCAGGGGCGAGGAGTCCTGGCTGATCTGGCACCAGAAGGTCGAGGGCGACCCGGCACAGGATGAGGTGTGGACCCAGATCGACACCATCCGCCGCACAGAGTTCCCCCTCGAGGGCGGCGGCACCCTGAAGGCCCGGCACTGCGCAGTAGATACCGGCGGCCACTTCACTAACGAGGCGTACGACTACTGCCGCCGCAACGCCAGAGAGGGCGTGGTCGCCATCAAGGGCAGCAGCACCAGGGCAGCGCCGGCGCTGGGCAAGGGCAGCAAACAGGATGTAAACCTGAAGGGCCGCACAATCAAGGGCGGCGTGACGCTCTACATGGTCGGCACCGACACCCTGAAGCGCACGGTCTACGCCCGCTTGAAGATCAGCGAACCGGGCCCGGGCTTCTGCCATTTCGGCCAGAACGCAACTGATGAGTACCTGGCCGGCCTGACTTCTGAGCGATTGATGCCGAAAATGGTGAAGGGCTTCACGGTGCTGGAATGGCACAAGCACTACGCCCGCAACGAGCCGCTCGATCTGGAGGTCTACTGCCTGGCGACCCTGGAGCTGGTGAAGCGCCGCTACAACCGCGCGACGATGTGGGATCAGCTGGAGGCGCAGCTGGGCAGCGCCAAGCCTGACACCGGCGGCCCGCTATCCCTGAAAGGCTGGAGTCGCTGAATCGGACTGCCTAGCCTGATCTCATGGCAGGTATTTCCCTCACCACGGCGCAGACGCAGCTCGACGCGTACCTGGCCGCCGAGACTGCAATCCTGAGCGGCCAGGAGTATGTGATCAACAGCCGGCGCCTGAAGCGAGCCGATCTGGCATCGGTGCAGGCCGGCATCACCCTTTGGAATCAGCGAGTGCAAGACCTGACCGCCAGGCAGCGGCGCGGTCGGTACGTCGTCCCTGCACCGAACTTCTGATGGCACAAAAGCCGCCCCTGCTCGACCGCCTGATCACCAGGATTTCCCCCAGGTGGGCGCTGGAGCGCGACCGGGCCCGCGCCATGCTGGCCCGCTCCGGCGGTTACGTCGGCGGGGCCTATAGCCAACGTTTTGCCAACTGGACGCCCGGTGTGCGCGATGCCGACGGCGACACGATCTACGACCTGCGCGAAATGCGCGGGCGTTCGCGTGACCTGGCCCGCAATGCCCCGATTGCCCGGGGCGCCGTCGGCACGATGGTCACCTATGTGGTGGGCACCGGCCTGTCGGTGCAAAGCCGGATTGACGCGGAGCTGTTGGGGCTGAGCGACGACGAGGCCAGCGCTAAGCAGAAGGAGTTTGAGAGATACTTCAACACCTGGGCCGCTTCGCAGTTTGCGGACGCCAGCCAGCGCCAGAGCTTCTACGAAATGCAGGACCTGGCGGAGCGCAGCGAGCTGGAATCCGGTGATGCCTTCGCGCTGCTGGTGAAATCCAAGGCGCCGAACTGGCCGTATCAGCTGGCGGTGCAGATCATCGAAGCCGATCGGGTGTGCAATAAAAATAACGTCATGGACACTGACGAGATGACGCAGGGAATCGTCAGGAAAAACGGCATCCCTAGCAGCATCTGGATTGCCGACCGCCACCCAGGCCGGGTGATCGGGGCCATGCGGACCAACTGGCGCGAGGTGCCTTTCTACGGCGCAACCGGCCGGCGTAATGTGCTTCATCTGATGCACATGGAGCGGCCAGACCAAACCCGGGGCGTCCCCTGGCTGGCGTCGATTATCGCCAAGGTCAAGCAGCTCGACCGTTACAGCGACGCCGAGGTGGATGCCGCGGTAAACGCAGCGGCCAACGCCGTGTTTGCCACGATGGACCCCGATGCGTTCAGTGATCTGTTCGACGCTGACGCCCAGGCCGCCTACATCGACAACGCCAAGCGGTTTGATGGCACTATCGAATCAGGCCGAGTGATCAGCACCCTGCCGGGCGAATCGATCACGGCGCCAACCCCAGGGCGCCCCAACCCAGCGTTTGAGCAGTTCTTCCTGGCGGTGAACAACGAAATTGCCATGGGCCTTGGTCTGCCCCGCGATGTGCTGCTGAAGGCCTTCAACGCCAGCTACTCGGCCAGCCGTGCTGCGCTGATGGACGCCTGGCGCACCTACAAGGTGCGGCGCTTCCGCAGGGCGTCGCGGTTCTGCCAGCCGGTCTACGAAGAGATCATCGCCGATGGGGTGGCCATGGGCCACCTGTCTGCCCCGGGATTCCTGGTGGATCCGATGATTCGAGCTGCTTGGCTGGGGTCGTTCTGGAGCGGCGACGGCCCTGGCGCGCTGGATCCTCTGAAGGAAGCGACCGCCACCGAGAAGCGCATCGGCATTGGCCAGACCACCCTGCCTGAGGAGATCTTGGCCTACGACGGCGGCGACTGGGAGGCCAAGCACCGCACCTCGGCCCGGGTGAAAGCCCAGCGGGTTGAAGCCGGACTCGAGGCCCCTATCACCATGCAGCCGGGATCACCAGGGATGGCGCCGGCCGCCATGCTGGATCCAGAAGATGAGGACGATCCGGAGCAGGAAGACGACGACCCCGACGAGCAAATGGACCCCACGGAGCCGCCCCTAGATTGATCCCATGAACATTCTCGACGTTCTCTACCAGCCCTGGGCGATTGCTCCTGATCGCCTAATCGAGATCCAATCGATCTATGCCGCTCATCTACGGGGCGAAACCATCGACCTCGACGCCGTGGAAGCCCGCATCGGCCGGCAGCTGCAAAACCAACCGCAGGGCTATCAGGTGCAGGATGGGGCCGCCCTGATCCCTCTGCGTGGCGTGATGGCGCCTCGCATGAACCTGATGAGCCAGGTCAGCGGCGGCACCTCCACCGAGCTGTTCGCCCGCGACGTGAAAGCCGCGCTGAATGATCCGGCAGTGCAATCGATTGTGTTGCTGGTGGATTCCCCCGGCGGCGCCGTGGGCGGCACGATGGCAGCCGCCGCGGCGGTGATGACGGGCCGCGGCGTGAAGCCGATCGCCGCTTACAGCGATGGGACCATGGCCAGCGCCGCCTACTGGGTCGGCTCTGCCGCCGATCGGGTCTACGTGAGCTCTGGCGTTGACCAGGTGGGCAGCATCGGCGTGGTGGCGTCCCATGTGGATGTGTCGCAGCGTGAGCAGGCCCTGGGTATCAAGACGACCGAGATCGTTGCCGGCAGCTACAAGCGAATCGCCAGCCAGTACGGACCGCTCACCGAATCCGGCAGGCAGTCCATTCAAGTTCAGGTGGACTACCTCTACTCCCTGTTCGTCGGTGACGTTGCCGCCCAGCGCGGCGTCTCCGTTGAGAAGGTGCTGGCCGACATGGCCGACGGCCGGGTGTTTATCGGCCAGCAGTCCATCGACGCAGGATTGGTGGATGGTATCTCTAGCCTGGATGATGTAATCGCTGAAATGAACGGCCGGGCGGCGACCGCTTCCCGGATCTCCGCAACACTCCCCTCTCTCCCGAAAATTTCTATGGACCACAACCAAGTGGCCGCCGACTGGGCGGCCGAAAATCCGGAGGCTGCGGCGGTGCTGCGGACCGAAGGCGCAGCCGGTGAGCGTGATCGCATCGCTGCGGTAAGGGCTCAGTCGCTGCCTGGCCATGAAGGCTTGATTGAGAAGCTGGCCGCCGACGGCCAGACCACCGGCCCCGAGGCCGCCGTGCAGGTGATCGCCGCCGATCGCGTGCGTCAGCAGGGCATTGCCCAGGCCCGCCTGAATGATGCCATCGACGCCGTGCCCCAGGCTGCCGCTCCTGTTCTCGAGGAAGCCGCCTCAGGCTCCCGGCTCGGAGCCAATGGCGTGATCGACGCCAAGACCGACGCCGCCGCTCTCGACGCAGCTGCCAAGGCCTACCAGGCTGCCAACCCCGGCACTGACTATCTCTCCGCCGTCAAGGCGGTTCAATTCCCCAATGGAGGTAACTGATCATGGCTGTAGGAGAAATGACCCTGATGCAGGAGACCGTCACGCTGTCTGCAGCCGCGACCCAGTACCGAGGCGTTCTGCTCACCGGCGCGGCCGTCTCTGCTGCTGGCAATGGCTACCCGTGCGCCACCGGCGGCGCCAGCGGTGACGCGATCCCCGTGGTGTTGCTCGGTGTGGCAATCGGCGAAGCCGGTGCAGCTGTCACCGCTGGCGCCCTGCTCGAGTTTGATTCGTCCGGCCGGTTCGTCACCCGCTCCGCTGGCGTGTCCGTGGGTCGAGCCCTTACCAGCGCGGCCGGTGCTGGCTCAACCCTTGAAGTTTTCGTCATCCCCAACTGAGGTAACCCCCGATGCCCCAACTCACTCCCTCTCAGGCACGGGTTGTTAACCCCGTCCTCAGCTCCATTGCCCAAGGCATTCAGCAGAACGACCTGGTAGGCAACTACCTGTTCCCTGCTGTCGATGTTCCCCTGCGTGGCGGCCAGATCCTGACTTTCGGCCGGGAAGCCTTCATGCAATATGCGGGCCTGAACCGCGCTCCTGGCTCCTCCACCCCCCGGGTGCAGTTCGGCTACAGCGGCTCGACCTATGCCCTGGTGGATTACTCCATCGAAGGCAAGGTACCCGTCGAAATTCAGGAAGAAGGCGAACGGTCCAGCTTTAGCCTGGATCATGCCGCCGTGGCACTGAACGGCGCCAGCCGCATCCTGCAGTTGCGCCTTGAAATCGCCCAAGCCACCTTGGCGACCACCCTAGGCAACCACGCAGTCAGCAACCGAGTCACCCTGTCCGGCACTGCTCAGTGGTCCGACCAGACTTCTGGCGTCAGCAACCCACTGGCCGCCATCGAGACCGGCAAAGAAGCCATTCGCGCCGGCATTGGCCGCCGCCCCAACGTGGGCGTCATGGGCCCTGCCGTGTGGTCTTCTCTGAAGTACCACCCGATCCTGCGTGATTACACCAAGTACACCGGCCGCGAGGTCGCGACGCTTGGCATTTTGTCGGAGCTGACCGGAATCCCTAACTGGTACGTCGGCGACGCCGTTTCCTCCAACGACGCCGGCACCACGCTGAGCGATTGCTGGGGCAAAGATGTGGTGCTGGCCTACACCGAAATGGCTGGCGTGGCCTCCTACGGCGCTCCGACCTTCGGATACACCTACAACCTGTCGGGGTATCCGCTGGCTGAAGAGCCCTACATGGACCGCAACCACAAATCCCAGTTCTTCCCCGTGACCCGGGCCGAAGCTCCTGTGATCGCTGGCCAGCTAGCTGGCTACCTGATCAAGTCCGCTGTGGCCTGATGAACACCTACCGGATCCTGCTGGGCCCGATTGATGACGGTGCTGCCATTCACGAGGATGGCGGCACCATTTCTCTCACCGCAGCGGAAGCAGCTCCCCTAGTGGGGCTGGGCATCATCGAGCCGCTTCCCGCCAAGGAGGCAAAGCCCCGCAAGCCTGCTGACTGATGGCCTTCACCGAGGATCTCTCTGTCTTCCTCGACCTCAACGGCTTCGGCGTCCCTGTGGTCGCCGGGGCCGTTTCTGGCGTGGGGATCCTCGATCAAAACAGCGAGCTCATCCTCGGCGGCGAGATCACGATCATCGATTATTTGCTGACCGTCCCGACGGCCACCTTCGGCAACCTGGGCTACGGCGACGCCATCACGGTGGATGGGGCCAGCTACAAGGTCGAAACCCAGCCGCAGCGCTTCGACGACGGCACGTTCTGCCGGGTGCCGTTGATCAAGGTGGAGACAGCCGCTACCGTCGCCAACAACATCACCACCCTGGCCGGCCTGCGCCTGGTGACGCTTGATGGCCGGTATCTGGTGACGATCTGACTTCCTAACCTGAGCCCATGGCCGACGTCACGATCACAGGGCTGCCCAACGCCTCGGCGCTCAGCGGGACTGAGCGGGTGCCGATGGATCAGGGTGGCGTCACGGTGGATGCCGCGGCCTCCGCGATTGCTGCCCTGGCCACCAAGGCCACGGTGGGCCTCGGCAACGCCGACAACACCAGCGACGCGAACAAGCCGATCAGCACGGCCACGCAGACGGCCCTGGACGGCAAGGCTGCCATCGGCCCGATCGGCAGCAGCGGCGTGACCATGACGGCCGGCGTGCTGGGCCGCGAGAGTGGGACCGGGGCGCCGCAGGTCTATCCCCTGGGCTCTGGCCTGTCGATCGTTGCGGGTGCTCTGACCGTGACTGCCACCGGCTCCGGCACCGTGACGAGCGTGGGCCTCAGCGTCCCCACGGGCTTCGCTGTTGCCAACTCGCCGATCACGACCAGCGGCACCCTGGCGCTCAGCTTCGCCGCCGGCTACAGCCTGCCGCTCACGGCCACCCAGGCCAGCTGGGACGCGGCAGCGGTGCTGGCTGGCACGGCGGTGCAGCCTGCGGGACTGGCTTCAACTCTCACTGGCTACGTCCAAACCAGCGACGCAAGGCTGAGCGATTCCAGAGAGTGGAGCGCCACCACGATCAGCCAGGCGGAGGCCGAGGCTGGCGTGGGGACCACCCGCCGGGCCTTTACGGCGCAGAGAGTGTTTCAGGCTGCTGCGGCCTGGTGGAGCGGCTTCGCCTCGGCCACCGGCCAGGCCCTAGCCACTGCCGCCAACGCTGCAGCAGCCCGGACGGCCATCGGCGCTGGCACCGATGTTGATGTTTACAAGGTGCCAATAGGTGATGAAGGCACCGCAATTACCGCTGGGACCAACAAAGTAAGGTTCAAAGCAGATTTTCCTGGAACACTTGTTGCTGTTCGCGCAGGAGTAAATACAGCGCCGACTGGCTCGACGCTGATTGTGGACATTAACAAAAACGGTGTTTCAATGCTAGGAACAAAGCTTAGTATTGACGCTAACGAAACAAGCAGCGCAACTGCTGCCAGCGCCGCAACAATTACCACCACCAGCATTGCGGATGACGATGAGATCAGTATCGACATTGACCAGCCTGGCACAACAGTTGCCGGGGCTGGCCTCAAAGTCAGTCTGTTTGTGCGGAGGACATGATGATGCCCAACCTCGTCCTGCTCGACACGGAAACCGGCCTGATTCGCAATTACCCCCGCCGCGATGAGGAGCCGGTGGAGGGCCTTGATTCGCGCTACGAGGTGCTGCGCATCGTGCGTGAAACGGCGCCTCAATACGACCCAGCCACGCACAGCATCAGCGAAACCCGCGCCATCGACCGTGACGCTGGCGAGTGGCGCTGGGGCTGGGCAGTGGAGCCGCTGCCACCTGTGCCTCCGGTGCCGGACTGGCGCACGTTCAAGCGGACCCTGCTGGCCCATCCTGCAATCAATGCCCTGCTGGGCGGCAGCCTGAGCCAAGCCCCGGCGGCCGGCCTGAGCCTGCCTGCCACTCTGCTGGCCGCTGCGGGCGGTGGCGATGTTGACGACTTCCGGGGCGCCTGGCTGGCGCTGCGTCGCCTGGGGCTGGTGAACTCTGCGCTGGTTCAGGAGGTGCGCGGACTGGCCCTGATGTTGAACTTGCCCGAAGCGTTTGTGGCGGCTCTGGGCGGTGCCACCCGCCCGGCTGCGACGGCACTGGGGCAGGAGTGGGTCGATGCTGCTGGGGATCTGTGGACTGTCGTGCAGGCTCGCGGTGAGGATGGCCAATTCCTGGCCGACGACCCCGAGACGCCCGAGCGTGAATCGCTGGCCTGGGAGCAGCAGGTATGAGCATCATCTGGATTGATTCGGGGAGGTTTGCGGTGGCGGCGGCAAGCCTGCTGCTTGACACTTACACAGGCGCTGCCGCCGCCTATAGCTTGCGGCAACTTCGCACTGGTGTTACCAACGTGGTGCGCGTTCGGCGCAGCAGCGACAACATGGAGAGCGATTTCACCGCCACTCAGGTGGCCGATGGAACGCTCACTTCATGGGTTGGGGCTGGAGGCAATGGTTTCGTGTCCACCTGGTACGACCAAAGCGGCAACGGCAGAAATGTAACTCAAACGACAACTGCAAACCAACCGCAGATCGTCAGCTCCGGTTCGCTGGTTTTGCAAAACTCAAGGCCAACCCTGGATTTTGACGGAAGCAATGACCGGCTGATCAATAGCGCTTTATCGCTAAGCCAGCCTGAAACAGTTTTTGCAGTTGCAAGGCGCGATGTTGTTGGTTTCATTGCCCCTGACATTATTGTTGACTCTTACAACAGTGTTCGACACGCATTTTACAATCAAGGTAATCAAGAATCGCCTAATTTTCGTTGGGTAGCAACCGCAGGCACCAATAATGCAAACGAACTTTCCATAATTGCCTCTGAACTTGATAACACTAACCTCAATTTGTTTAGCGTTTTATTTAACGGCAATTCTTCGTCGATTTTTATTAACGGCAGTCAATACGCTAATGGCGCTTTAGGAGCTGATGGCCTGTCGGGTCTGTCCATTGGCGACATCAGAGGAAACCCGAGCCCTATAGTCAGCGGATACGCAATGGACGGCAAGATTTCCGAGCTTATCATTTACGCTTCCAATCAATCATCCAATCGCTCGGCAATAGAGTCAAACATCAACGCCAACTATTCGATGTATTGAGCCATGATCCACCCCTTCACCCTTCTCCGCAGGCCACCCCTACAAAACGGCCGCCCCTACCCTTTAACGCCATGACGCTAATCCCATCCGACCTTTGCGTTATGACCGCCTGGCACATGGCACTGTTCCCAGCCGCCTGGTACCTGGTGACGGCGGTGCCTGCCATGCCGCCTGAAGTGCTGCATCGGGAAAGCTGAGGCAGAACCTATCCACCCCATGACACAAGAGCAGCGCAATGGGCATCGCTGAATCAATCGCAT